CGGCGATGAACACAGCCAAAAATGATTTTATGGAGGAAAACGATTATGAATAACAACACAAACAAGGTAAACAACCCGATGAAGGTTATCACTGGTCCTGAAACCCGCTGGTCTTACGCTAACGTCTGGGAGGCAAAGTCTATCAACGGCGGCACTCCGAAGTTCTCGGTCAGCCTCATCATCCCGAAGTCCGATACCAAGACGGTCGCAAAAGTTAAAGCAGCAATTGAAGCCGCCTACCATGAGGGTGAGTCCAAGCTCAAGGGCAACGGAAAGTCCATCCCCCCGATGGCTGCACTCAAGACGCCCCTTCGTGATGGTGATTCGGAGCGCCCTGATGACGAGGCTTATGTGAATAGCTACTTCATCAACGCCAATTCAGCGACTGCTCCCGGTATCGTTGATGCTGACCGCAATCCGATTCTGACCCGCTCCGAGGTGTATTCCGGCGTGTATGGCAGAGCCAGCATCAGCTTCTATGCCTTTAACAGCAACGGCAACAAGGGCATCGCCTGCGGTCTCAACAACCTTCAGAAGGTGCGCGACGGTGAGCCTCTCGGCAGTAAGGTAAGTGCTGAGTCCGACTTCGCCACTGACGATGACGACGAGTTCTTGAACTGATGAGGTGCTGATATGGAATTCTACGAATTTGCAAAGCACTTTGTTGTATGCGGAGCTTTCGGAGCACTTGTCGGCTTGATGAGCTGGTCTTTTGGATACTGGATTTACCAGTTGGTTACCTACATCTGCAAAAAGGTCAAGGCGCATAAAGAGAAAATAGCTGTCAAATAGCAGGACAACAACTAAAAGAATTCAGGGCGGCGGCGACTTGTTCAATGCCGCCCTGTCCGTTTAGGAGGACGAAATGAAATCACTCAGTATAGATATTGAGACATTTTCCAGCGCGAGCCTTGCCAAGTCAGGCGTTTACCGCTATGTCGAAGCGCCGGATTTTGAAATATTGCTGTTCGGTTATTCTGTGGACGGTGGTGCTGTGCAGGTTATTGACCTTGCCTGCGGTGAGAAGATACCTGCCGATGTTATTGCCGCTCTCACCGATGAGGCTGTGACAAAGTGGGCGTTCAACGCCAGCTTCGAGAGGGTCTGCCTCTCGCGATTTATTGGGCTGCAGGCTGGCGAGTACATTGATCCTGCTTCATGGCACTGCTCTATGGTCTGGGCGGCGACGATGGGCTTGCCGCTTTCGCTGGAGGGCGTCGGCGCAGTGCTCAAGCTGGATAAGCAGAAGCTCACCGAAGGCAAAGACCTCATCAAATACTTCTGTCAGCCATGTACGCCCACAAAAGCTAACGGTGAACGAATCCGAAATTATCCATATCACGCTCCGGACAAGTGGGCGGCGTTTAAAAAATACAATATCCGCGATGTGGAGGCAGAAATTTCTATACAGGCGCGGCTTGCCAAGTTTCCAGTACCAGAGTCCATTTGGGACGAATATCACCTCGACCAAGAGATAAACGACCGAGGTGTTGCTTTGGATATGGAGCTGGTACAAGAAGCCATTGAAATAGACGGTCGCTCCCGCTCCGAACTCACTGCTGCTATGAAGCACATTACCGAGCTTGATAATCCCAACTCAGTACAGCAGATGAAGCAGTGGCTTGCCGACAACGGTATGGAGACTGACACACTCGGCAAAAAAGCAGTCGTGGAGCTACTAAAAACAGCACCGCCTGAACTCTCAGATGTGCTTCTACTCAGGCAGCAGCTTGCGAAATCATCAGTGAAAAAGTATCAGACGATGGAAAACGCGGTCTGTGCCGACGGTCGCGCTCGTGGGATGTTTCAATTCTACGGCGCGAATCGCACAGGCCGCTGGGCAGGTCGGCTCATCCAGATGCAAAACCTACCTCAAAACCATCTGGAGGATTTGGCTGAAGCCCGAAGCATTGTTCGTGTCGGCGACTTTGATGCTCTTGAAATGCTCTACGAGGATGTGCCGGATACACTATCTCAGCTTATACGCACTGCTTTTATACCGAGAGATGGTGCAAAGTTCATCGTTTCCGACTTCAGTGCCATCGAAGCCCGTGTCATCGCATGGCTTGCCGGAGAAAAATGGCGACAGGATGTGTTTGAGGGCGGCGGTGACATTTACTGCGCGTCCGCATCACAGATGTTCAAGGTGCCTGTCGAGAAGCATGGCATTAACGGTCACCTACGGCAGAAAGGCAAAATTGCAGAACTCGCGCTCGGTTATGGCGGCTCAGTTGGTGCGCTCAAGGCAATGGGCGCTCTTGATATTGGCTTGACTGAAGATGAGCTTCAGCCGATGGTTACAGCGTGGCGGCAGGCAAATCCACACATTGTGCAGTTCTGGTGGGATGTTGACCGCGCTGCTACGGAGGCAGTTCGGGACAAACGCATCAGCGTCACTCACGGCATCAAGTTCTACTGCCAGAGTGCGATGCTGTTTATCGTGCTCCCGTCCGGCAGACAGCTCGCCTATGTAAAGCCACGCATCGGTGAAAACCAGTTCGGTGGGCATTGCATCACCTACGAAGGCGTCGGCGGCACAAAGAAATGGGAGCGGCTTGACTCCTACGGTCCGAAGCTCGTTGAAAATATCGTTCAGGCGATTTCCCGCGACGTTCTCTGCTATGCCATGAAGACACTACGCTGCTGCTCCATTGTCATGCACATACACGATGAGCTTGTTATTGAGGCTGACCTGCGTATGTCGCTTAGTGCTGTTTGTGAGCAAATGGGCAGAACTCCGCCGTGGGCAGAGGGCTTACTGCTACGCGCCGATGGCTACGAGACAGATTTTTATAAAAAAGATTAGAGGATTTTTGTACGACGGGGCTTCTTTTTTCCAGTGGGTAGTAGAGACGGACAAGAAGCTCGTCGTGAAAGGAGTGTTCCCATTGAGTATAAACAAATTCAACAGCGAGGGCTATTACGACCCTACCGCCTTTGAAGCTATGACAATGATTGAAAAAGAGGAACGTGCGCTTCGTGCCTTCCGACCTATCGTGTATATCTGTTCGCCGTTTTCGGGTGACGTGGAAGGTAACGTGAAAGCCGCGCAAGGCTACAGCCGTTATGCCGTGGACAAGGGCTATATCCCAATCGCGCCGCATCTGCTCTTTCCGCAGTTCCTGGATGATGTCAACCCGAAGGAGCGTGAGCTTGGGCTGTTCTTCGGTAATGCCCTGATGAGCAAGTGCTCGGAGGTATGGGTGTTCGGCGGTGTCATCTCAGCCGGTATGGAGGCTGAAATCAAACGGGCGAAGTGGAAGAACTACCGCCTGCGATACTTTAACGAAAGCTGCGAGGAGGTGCAGAAATGAACACGATAACAGCGATACCAACAGAATATAAAGGCTACCGCTTCCGCTCTCGGCTGGAGGCACGGTGGGCGGTTTTCTTCGATGCTTGCCGGGTGAGCTGGGAGTATGAGCCAGAGGGCTTTGTGCTTCCCAATGGGCAGTTTTATCTGCCAGATTTTTTGCTTCACGGATGCGATGGGAGGAGCCCGTCTGACCTGTATGTTGAGGTTAAGGGGAAAATGACAGAAACTGATGCCGAAAAGATACGGCAGTTCAGCGGGATCGTCGATATTGGCAATGATGAAATCCTGAATCCCATCCTCGTCGTTGCCGGTATCCCTGATGGCGATGATATCAGGGATATCGAAGATTTCTGCCATGGGCTTGGCTACGACGGTTTTCCCGGCAGTAAAGGTGGACCGTACCCATTTAACTTTGAAACAATAGACGGCGATTACTTCGTTGCCCACCCTGGCATAAACAAAAACGGACGGTTTGAGCTATTCGGAGATGACAGCAACTACACCTACGACAGGGACGATGCAGCAACGCTCCACGCTTTTAAGCTGGCAAGACAAGCTCGATTTGAACACGGCGAGCAGCCGAGAATCAGGAGGAATGGCTACCATGCGTGAACTAAAAATCGCCCTCGGCAATTCCCGTCAGGCAAAGTTCTGGTCGAACAAGACCATGTCCTTTGAGGATATCTGCGACCGGCTAAAAACACCGATACGCACGACGGAAACCGCAGAGGAATATGCCAAACTGCCGAAGCCCAAGCGTGATGAGATCAAGGACAAAGGCGGTTTTGTTGGTGGGCATCTGCGGGACAACCTTCGCAAGGTAGGAAATGTCTCATGCCGTTCGCTGTGGACGCCTGACGTTGATAATGCAACGCCGGAGTTTATATCGGCGTTGGAGAAAAAACTGACCTTCAAGTGCGCGGTGTACTCCACGCACAGCCATACGTCGGAAGCGCCTCGGTTGCGTATTGTCGCACCCTTTACAAGAGATATATCGGCAGATGAATTCGTGGCGATATCGCGTTACATGGCTGCAGAGCTCGGTATCGATATGTTCGACGAGTGTTCCTTTATTCCAAACCAACTCATGTATTGGCCCACCTGCCCATCAAACGGCGAATACCTCTGCGAGTTCTTTGACGGTGAGCTTCTCGACCCTGACGCAATCCTAGCAGCGCATCCGAATTGGCAGGATTGTTCGTTGCTGCCT